CTTTATTAGGGGGTATTTGTCCAATATGAGCAATTCTTAATTTTTCTTTCATCTCATTAGACCAAGATTTTCCTTTATTCCATGCACTTGAACCAAGTCTATATTTGTTTCCTTTTGAAGAAGGGGGCATTCCACCGCCTTTAGCAATGTTCCAACCAATACCAATATCAGCTCTTAACTTTAATTCCATCATTAAACAATAAGATTTATCAGCAATCAAAACGACTTCTTTAATAAGATTATCCCAGCCATACTTTTTGATGGCATTAGCCAAATGTGTATTTTCTTGTTTTTTATAATGAGTGCTCCATCTTTTATTGGCATCCATAGTAATACCAATATATCCTTGTGTGAACATATCTGTATGATCTTTTTGATGTATCCAATATAAATTATAAATCATATTACAATATACCTGCTTCCTGCACTTACTGTAACTGATGCTCCGCTTCCCAAAGTTACAGGGCCCGTACTCATCGCATTGCTCCCTACAGGTATTGTATAAGAAGCCGAGATGGTTTGGTTATTGATGATTATACCATTAGTTGCATTAATTACAGCCCCAGTTCCTGTAGTCGTTGTAGGTAACGCTAGATAACGGCATGAAATATTGTCAGTACCTGCTGGAGGCGCTGTTGAGAATGTTAAGGTAGTTCCTGATACTGTATATGTACTTGGGTCTTGAACGACACCTGATATAGCTATAATGACTGATGCTGAGTTAGCTGGTGTTACAGACATCGTATAAACTGTTTGAGATCCTGTACCGTTAAAGTCTTCTGCTGTAATCACGGCTGCTGTGTTAACCGCACCAAACGCTACTACTTCAATCACATCTCCTGCATTAGCACCTGTAGCTAAAACAACAGTTGTTCCATTAGATGCTGTATAGTCAGCAATCGCTAATTTAACACCGTTTCTATAAACCTCTATTAGGCCTACTGTATAACTGACTGTAAAGGTTGTTTGGCTAGCAGATGCAGTAATATTTGTTACTACGAATGAAACACCTGAAGCTGTATTAGGTATCCATCCTGGAGCCGTACCGTTTGAAGCAAGAATATATCCGTTTGCGCCAACTGTCAGTCTATCCAAAGAAGTTGTGGTATTTGCAAATAACAGGTCACCCACCGCATAACTAGAAATACCAGTACCACCTGATGTAGGACCTAATGTACCTGCTAATGTGACAGCGCCTGTCGTAGCTGTACTTGGTGTTAATCCACTTAATGATGTTTGGAATGAACTTACTAGTGAACTAGAAATAGTTCCCCATGTTGGAGCAGATCCTGTATTTCCTATTAAAACTTGTCCTGTAGTGCCTGCTGCTGTAACACCTAATGCAGATGTACCGTTACCATAAACAACACCATTCGCTGTGAATGTAGTAGCTGCTGTACCACCTGCTGCAACAGGTAACGTACCTGCTGTTAAAGCACTAGAAGAAGTAGAGTATAAAGCGTAGTTAGCTGCAGAGAAAGAAGTTAATCCTGTACCTCCATAAGCAGTTCCTATGGTGCCACCATTCCAAGTACCGCCTGTAATGACGGAAGTGCCTAGGTTAAAAGCGTTCGTACCAAAAGTAACACCTTCTGGAAGATAAGCATGTAAATCCCATGTACCACCAACAGTAGTATTAATAGTTAAAAATACTGCCCCAGCTCCGCCAGAAGGGATTGTGCCAATAGGCCCAGTAGCATAATCTTGAAGCGTTAGGGTTCCAGTCGCCATGTTATTAAACAGAAATGCCACACCAGTAGACAGAGTGGTAGCATCAGGCATTGTGTATGTTTGGTTACCAGTACCAGAAAGCGTGTGAATATAACTTGATGCTGTTGTTAATGCAGTAACACCGCCAGCGGCTGATGTATTTGTATTAGATTGATTAAGCCTGTTTACAGCTACGTTTTGATTAGCATCTCTTAACATTACAGAGTTAGCGCCAGATGATGTAGTGACACCTGTTCCGCCATAAGCTACACCAATCGTTGAACCTTGCCAAGTACCAGAACTAATAGTGCCTAATGCACTGACATTACTTGAACTATCTAGGTTAACTGATTTACTTGAGGGGTATGTAACAAATACATTGACTACACCAGAGAATGTAACCGCAGTATTAGAATTGCTTGAGGATAGAATTGTGTTACGAGTTAATGTAGGCCCCGTAGTAGAGTAAGTACCAATACCTACTTCCCAATTACCTGACGCATCTGTTGCAGAATAATAGGTTGTGTTTCCGTTACCAATGACGGCAAAGGATTGAAACCCTGCAACTGAAGCTGTTAGGGTAAAGCTGACTGTGGTGTTAGCCGTACCCTGCTGCTGGACACGATCATTTAACGCAAGAGCCATTTAAGCTCCTTAGCTTGTTGCAGTTGTAGAGTATGTAACGCTTACTGTATCGCCAGCTGTTGTAACTTTAGCTGTTGTAAATGCACCTGCTGAATACAATGTACCACCAGTATTACTTTGTGCAGATGATGCTCCTGAACCTGTTACCAAGAAACATCCGCCTACTGTACCGCCAGCACCTGTAATTGTATAAACAATTGCTGTTGCTGCAGATGTAGTTACGTTTGATGGTGTTGATCCAGTTGATGTTGCTGATGCAAACACTGCTGTACCACGAACTGCTGAACCACCAACGGTGTAGTTAGTAAATTCTGTCCAGCCAGCATGTGACGTTTGTGTATCAGAACCTGTACCAAATGTTGGTGATGCACCTGAAATAAGACCTAAAAATGGACCTGTTACAGAATATGAAGAACCTTTTAATAAGGTATCTAACATTAATTCTTTACCTACAGCGTTTACTAGATTAGGAAATGAGTCTTCCCATTTTAAATTGCCGTCTGTATCATGGCATTTTACTTCATAAAAACCTTCAATACCTACAGTTTCATTAGCAGCAGCACCAGCATTTAGCGTGATGGTAGCATTATCCCCAAATCCACCTTTTTCGTTTTGATTCATAATTACTCCTTAACTTATTCTTAAAATGGCACTTGTTGAATTTGCCGTTGGAAATTGCACTGTGAAACTAGTTGTTGCTGTTTTATCAGAGCCAAAATTTAATACAAAAACTGCCGCATTTGTAGTGCTATTATAAACTAAAGCACCCCTACAAGTAAAATTTGCTGGGGTCCATGTGACGTTAGCAAATGATAAGTAAGCTGTATTATCTTCTGTATCTGAAAGTATTGTCGTAGGGGTTAAAACTACCCCTCCAGCCGCATATCCTGTGCCTGTAACCTCATTAGTTGTGGTATAGGCGGTAGTAGCATCACCTAGATCTGCTAATGCGTTATAAAGGGCTATTTTATATGTATATGGCGTGCCTGCATTAAAGTTCTCAAGACCTTTAAGCATGTTAGATTTAAATACTGTACAAGCGGTTTGGGTTATCATGTATTAACTCTAAGTTTAGTCTGGCCATCACGGTATGCATCACCTCTTTCAAGGCCGTCACCAAGACGTTTAAGTTGTTGCACAGCTTCTTGATACTTATCTTCGTAATTCTTAATAACATCTGGCTCTTGCTTTTGGAAGATCATAGCTTCACGCATAGAACCATAAAATAAGACTGGATCATAGTTATCACCTAGCCATGAAGTGCCAGTTGAATTAGATACACCAGTTACAGTTGCAGTAAATCCAGAACCAGCGCCACCTAAGTTTGCTGTAGCGGCACTTAATATATTGCCTACTACATAGAACTGACCACCTTCATTTAAAGTGATTGAGCTTACTGCACCAGATGAATTAATGACAATAGTAGCTGTAGCACCAGATCCAGAACCACCAGTTAACGATACGTTTTCGTATACGCCAGGAACATATAATGATCCTACTGTGGTTATAGCCATTAATGTGATTTGACCTTGCACAATGGTAGGTGGGTAATAGTAATAATGTAATTCAGCATTATAGCTTGCATCAGGCGTTGGCCCTAAAATAAGAGATAGCTCATTAATAGCACTATATTGAGACCCAAACAATGCATAATGCGTTGGTGTTCCTGTATCAGTAGGGCTAGGAAAAGCTTGTCTAATATAGTTTACATCTTTGTTTAAAAGATATTCATACGTTCCATCTGGATTAATAACAGCAAAAGAATATGTAGATAACCAGTCGTTTGGAAGTGATAAGTATTTATTGCCAGATGTCAAAGTACCTGTAACGTTTTTACGCAAAGAAGGTAATTGAACTGAATTATAAATACGCTCTTCAGCTTCTTGAACAAAAACAGGTATATTAGCTACAAAAAGTTGTTCTGTAGTTTCCGCATAGTCTTGTATTGCTTGATACAGTTGAACGTAGTTCATTACTATCCTTGTTTACCGCTAATCTTACGACCTTTAGTAGCTGCGCCATATCCACGCATTTCTTTAACACCGTATGGATTTACTTCGCCATAATTACCTTTGCTAACACCACCAACAGACATATTCATTTTGCTTATTCCGTTACCAGGCATAGCTACCGCTTCTTGTTCTGTGCCATTTGGATTAGTCATAGGTTGTTTATAAACACCAATGTCATTACCACCGCCAGAAGGATATTTAAATCCAGTATAGGCACTAGCATCTTTATTCTCTTTAGCGTGACCTAAAGGATAAGCTTCTGCTGGTGTCACTGGAACTTTGCGTTCTTTAGTCATAATTATTTACCTTTTTTTTGATTCATTGCTCTTGCTAAATTGCGTCCAAGTTTCTTCATAGCTAATGAAGTTACTGAAGATGCGCCCTTAGAACCTTTACCAGATTGAATTGCAACAGTAGGTCCTGAATCACCTAGATTTTTGCCTTTAGTTTTACCTTGTTTGGTAATACCATCAGCTGCTTTTTTAAATGCCATTTTGTTTCTCCTAATTAAGTTGTGACAATTGTTACATCGCCTATTATAACATTACTTATAAGGTGGTTAGGCGTTAATAAAGTATCAAATGAACTTGCTCCACCAACTGGATTCCAACCCCACTCAATCTGACGGCTACCATCTTGAGGATAACCATTATCTTGAATGTTGAAAGAATTGTTTTGCCCAGTTTGTAAGCCAGTATTACCAGACACTTGATAAGATACATCTGGTCTTGGTTCACGCACTGCTTGTGGATCATTTACAGGATACATACCAAGCAATAACTGTGGTTGATCTGGTTCCCAGCATTCTGGGCATACCTTAACGCTAATTTGCTTTGTTTTAAGTATAAGCTTTCTTAATTCTTTAAGCTTATAACGCTGACCACATCGGTCACATTCGGCAATTGAGTGTTTCCCACTGGAATACTTGGTAGCCATGATTACCTTATATAAGACATATTTCTAGGCACAAATCTAATCGGTGCCTTTTCTCTGTCCTCTTGAGATGCTAGATCCCATTGTTTTTCATAATCTGATTGTAAGAATGCTACTCTATTTGGATCTACTGCAGGTGATTTAACAGATAAATAATAAGCTAATCCAGCTACCATACATGGTAAGAATCTAAATGGAATATCATTTACAGTAACACCAGTACCAGCATCTTGCACTCTACGCATTCTCCAGTAAACAAATACATACTGATTACCAGGTGAATTAGGAGTTGGCCATACATTAACGCTTGGCAAGTTTTGTATTGTAATATAGTTTCTTGGGCTTGTAGTTGCTACATGAGCTGCTGCAGTTGTATTGTTTTGGCCACGAGCACAATTTAATAATTGATTAGTAGCGTTATCTACATTTGGATAGTAGATAGTTTCGTTATCAATTTTAATAAATCCAGCTGATGCAATGTTGGACACATCGCTTAATGTAATTGTGGTATCTGTAGCGCTAATAGAAGCAGCTAGATATACAGTGCTTTCATTAGACATACCAGACTGTCTATTGATCCATACTTGGATAGGACGACCTGTAGCTAACTTATTAGGAA